CTCCATCAGGTCAAGCCACTCGTCTTCCTCGAGCTCGTGGTCGACCTCGATGATTCCGCCGGGCTCCGCCGAGTTGATGAAGTAGTTGCGATTCCACTCCGCGCTGTAGCGGAACGCGTCGATGTCCACCAGCACCGATTGGACCGGCCCGAGCCCGCGATAGGGGTCGTACGGGTTCGGGTACATCACCGCGATGACCTCGTTGACCTCCAGCGGGATGCGCTCGCGGCCGTCGGGTGAGGTGTAGATGTACCCGGCGAGGTAGTTCTCCGAGTCCGGGACCGGATCCATGCGGTCCGGGCGCACCGACCACAGCCCGGTGGGCATCGGGGAGCGCGGATTGCGCTCGATCACGATGTAGGCCTCGCCGGTGAGGTCAAGGTAGGTCTGCAGCATCTCCTTGAGCCGGAAACGCGACCAGAACGCGTTGGGCTTGTTCCACAGCGCCAACGCAGGGTGCTGAAACACCTGGCGGCGCTGGTCGGAGCCCTCGTCACGGGTCGTGTACCGGTTACGGTCCTGCTGATTCGACTCGAACATCTGCCACAGCGGCCGCGCCGTGCTGGTCGCGTAGAGCGACACGATCGAGAAGATCGTGCCGACGGTGCCGTAGGTGCGCATGAACGTCTCGCGGTCGTTCGCGCCCATCGCCAGGCCGGGGACCTGGAAGAAACCGCTGGTGCCCAGCGGAACGGGGGCGCCGTTGCGCGGCCGGCGTGCCGCGCGGCGGACCGCGGACTTCACTCTTCGTCCGCGATGACGTATTCGAGCGCCATCAGGCTCAAGCCGGTCACGACCAGGCCCGCGATGGTGTTGCCGACGAACGCGGCGGCGTCGATGCAGCCGATGCCGGCGACGGTGAGGGGAATCTCGGCGAGCTTGACCGCCAGGCCCGTGACGGGAGTGGTCGCCCGGGCCAGTGCGCGGCGCGCGGCGACGGCGTAGCGCCGTGCCCGGACGGGTTGTCCCCCGGCGGCCGCGGTGGTGATCGGGATGGCGCTCACGGCGCCAAGATAGCACCGGTTTTGTGGGAACCCTACAAAAGAACCACTGCGAAGTACTCTTCGCTTTGTGGGAAGGCTACAAAGCGCGGCGGATCTGCTCGCCCCGGTCGTCGACGAGGCGCTGAGCGCTCTCGTGCTGGGCCGCGAGGACCAGGCCGCCGCGGCGCTGGCCCGTTCCTACGCCCGGCAGATCGACGAGGCGCTGCGCGCCGAGTTCCTCGCCCGCCAGGCCCTCGAGGAGACCTCCGACGAGGACCCGATGACCAGGCTCTACATCCGGGAGCTGGCTGCGAAGGTCGCCTCCAAGGAGCTGTTGGACCGTCTCGGGCCGAAGCTGCTGGCGGTCCTGGAGTCGCTCGGCGCGACGCCGGCCGGGCGCTCTCGGCTGAAGGGAGGCAAGGTTCCCGATGCCCCCGAGAGCAAGCTCGAGAAGCTCCGAAAAGCCCGCAGCTCCCGTCCGGCGTAAGCGCAAGCTCTACGGCCGCACCGAACCGCGGCTGTTCACTCCGCCGCTGCGCACGCTGACGCGCCGCACCAGCAAGGGGTACGAGGTCGCCGAGTTCGCCGACATGATCGGCGAGCCGCTGCTGCCCTGGCAGCGCTGGTGCGCCATCCACGCCCTGGAAACGGTGCCCGGCGGCGCGTTCCGGTTCCGCGTCGTCATCATCCTGGTCGCCCGGCAGAACGGGAAAAGCCAGCTCAAGCGCACCATCACCCTGTGGCGCATGTACATGGAGCGCCCGATGCTGATCCTCGGCGTCGCGCAGGACCTCTCGCTGGCGCGCGAGCAGTGGAACATGTGCATCGACACCATCCGGGCCAGCCCGGACCTCGCCGCCGAGCTCGGCAACGTGCGCAACGTCAACGGCGACGAGTGGTTCAAAGCCTCCGGCTCCCGCTACAAGATCGGCGCGGCGAACCGGTCAGCCGGCCGCGGCCTGTCCATCGGCGAGCTGAACATCGACGAGCTGCGCGAGCAACGCAAGTGGGACGCCTGGTCGGCCGTCTCCAAGACCACCCAGGCCGTGGAGGACGCGCAGATCTGGGCGATGAGCAACGCCGGCGACGACCAGAGCGTGGTGCTCAACCAGCTGCGCGACGCCGCGCTGTCCAACCGCGACCCGTCGATCGGGCTGTTCGAGTGGTCCGCCGAGGATGACTGCGAACTGGACGACACCGCGGTGTGGCGGCAGGCCAATCCGGCGCTCGGCTACCTGATTTCCGAGGCCGCGATCCGCACCGCGATGATCACCGACCCGCCGGCGGTGTTCCGCACCGAGGTGCTGTGCCAGAAGGTCGACCAGCTGCAGGGCGCGATCGACTTCACCGCGTGGAAGGCCTGCGAGGACCCGCAGGGCACGATGGACCCGTACCGCAAGCGCTTGGCGGCCTGTCTGGATGTCGCTCCGGATGGCCAGCACGTCACTTTGGCGGTCGCCGCGAAGCAGCCGGACGGCGTGATCCGCGTCGAGATCGTGCAGGCGTGGAAGGACACCGATTCGGTGCGCGCGGAGCTGCCCGATCTGCTGGCCAGGATCAAGCCGCGGGCCGTCGGCTGGTTCCCCAACGGCCCGGCCGGCGCGATAGCGCCCATGCTCAGGAAGTTCAAAGGCGCCACCGAGCTGTCCGGCGGGAAGGTCAGCGAGGCCTGCCAGGGCCTGGCCGACCTCGCGAAGACCCGCGGGATCCTGCACCCCGGTGACCCGCTGCTGGACGCGCACGTGAAGGGCGCCGAGAAGCTACCGAGCGGCGACGGCTGGCGCTTCGGCCGCAAGGGATCCAACCAGCACGTCGACGCCGCCTACGCGGCCGCCGGCGCCGCCTACCTCGCCGACTCCATGCCCGTCCCGGTCCGCTCCAACATCAGGATGCTGGCTTAATCAATCCCACGAAGCACTCACACTTGGGCTGGTGGGTATCGTGAATTCGAAGACGATTCAGGTACGTCGTCATTCCGCCTGCATCTACGGACCATCGGACCTCGTAGTACCCCGACTTCAGTTCTCCGAGGCGCTTTTCCGCCGCGCTCTCAGTCACGCAACCCGCGAAGTGACGTCGCTCGCGGAGAAGTCTCTCGTCGCGGTCGTGGCCGCTAAGGCGTTCGCAGCGAATGTCTTCGCCGAGCGAAATCACAGCGTCGCATGAGTACCTGATGCCGCGCTCGTGGATACGGCAAGGCCCTCGTTCGCGGATCAGCCCTCGCGTCGGCGGCAGATTGTTGTTGAGGACGTCCGCGAGCAATTCCACGACCGCTACGGGCTGCCGCTCAGCTACCGCCAGAATGTGAGCACGCAGAAGCTCTACCGGGCTCATCGAAAACGTGGCCGCGGTGGCGTCCGGGTCCGCAGCCAGCTTGACCACGTCGCCGATGTTCGCCGCACGGCTCGTCACATACTTGCGCGCCATCTCAGGATTCAATTCGCCAGTCGGAATCGAAGTCAGGGTGTTCGGCGTACGGTGCGGCGAGGATGCGGAGTGTCGGGCAGGGCACGTACTCGCCGTACCACTCCGGTAGATCGCGGCGGGAACAGGTGCGGCAGATGAAGAGAATGCCGCTGCCGTCGTCGGCCGGGGCGTGCTCGGCGAGGATAGCTCGCTTCGCCTTGACCTCGGCGAGCACGCGGGCCGGATCCCATCGGGCGATGTGTGTGGCGAACCGTTCACCATGAATGCCCCCGGTCGCGTCGAAACCTGCGCCCGCGATCTCAACGACCACGGGTGGCGACGTGTGGATGCTGACGAACTCGTAGTCTTCCCGGCGGACTGTTGAGCCGACTTGCCAGCGATCGCCATTCTCGCGGTCGATGATTGCCGCACGCGCGATTCTTTGATCCTCGTCGTAGCGGGCGGTCAGGAACTCGCGCAGATCGGTCATGGCTCAATTGTCTCGCGCTTGGGGTGGATTGCGTCGTGTGCTGCCTGAACTTCGCCGCACCGGGACGCTATCCCGGCCGGCAGGGGACTCGATCCCCACCGCAACGCCGCGTCCTAGGCCTCTAGACGAACCGGGCGACCGTCGCCATGGCCTGCGCGAGCCCATCGTGCCATGGATTTTTACTCTGAGACCCCCGATTTTGACTCTCGATCAACGTCTGGAGACGGCCATTTCTGGGCTCTGACCTGGGGAAATACCTTTGATCGCGGCCGTTGGGTTACCCGGGGAGGGAGAAAAG